CGGCTTTTTGGTTGACAGTGTGTACATCTGTGCCGTCTTCTTCTTTGCCTGTAGTAACTGTTTCTACATACCTAGGGTCACCCATTGCTGAGGCTAATAGTCTTAACTGGGCAGATGCTAAGTCACATCCAACCAGTATTTTGTCTTTTGGTGCTATAAAGATACTTCTCATTTCCTTACCAAAGACAGCTTTTGCTCCCGGTACGTTCACTAAATTTCTATGTGACATTCTTCCGGTAGCGGTACCTAGTGTAAAAGGCACACACTCTAATCTACCATCATCTCTACAAACACCAAGCCAACCTCTGTCTTTATTCTTTTGGTTTTGCAATGTGTTTCTTCTGTGTTGGTAAACAGCGTGTAAAGCTATATCTTGTCCAAGATCACCTTGTATGGAATTGTATGAATCTTCTGTTAACTTCGCAGAAGTTCTGACTAAACTACCATCTTCGGCTCTTTTGGTGTTCCATTCTGTAGGTTTCCAACCGTGTTTAAATAACAGTTTCTTTACCTCTGCAGTCTGTGTTAGCTTTGCAGGAGTAATCTCAACTCTACAATATGGACCATTTATTTGTAAACCTTTTGTATTATTTATGTAATCAATACATTCATAGTCCTCAAACCAATCTTGTATGTGCTTATGAAGTTTACCTGCCTTAGTCCATTTAGGGACTATCGGCTTTCTTAACTGCTTACCTCCTACTAGTCCTTTCTGATAATCAACACCATCAGTGTTCATTATCTCATTACACTCAGAATTGCTGACCCAAAAGTCAGGACACTTAAGTATAGGTGGCATTAAAGGTTCAATCTTATCTCTAAGTTTGTCAATCTCTTCAGTCAAAAACTTTATGTGTTTGTCAGCAAGTTCTTTGTCAACTAGCCAACCATTCTTTACTTGTTCAGAACTTATCTTAGCTATCCTAAACTCACGATTCAAAACTTCTTTTGGCACTCCAGACTCTTTAAATTCTTTTAATAGAGAATGAAACACCCTTACATTGATTAAGACATCTTGCTCACACCTGTTTAACATGGCTTTCTCAAATCTTAGCCACTGTTCTTGGCGTGGTTTTAAAACACCAAAGTGCTCTCCCCACATCTCAAGACCATGTCTACCTTTGTATCTTCCAAGAGTTCTGTTAAAGTTTAACAATTGACTCATAAGAAAAGTGTCAACAAGTCTAGCTGTTGTTTCAAAGTTAAAAAGTTTTTTCAGTAAAGGTATGTCATACATGATTATGTTATGACCTATTAATTCATCAGCATTTGCAAGCAACTCAAGACCCTCCTCTAAAGAAGGGCAATCGTCACTGTCATTTGAAAACGTAATTGTATCCTTGCTTATTATGTCATAAGTAGAGATACACCAAATAGTAGTAGCATCATTGATAAAACCATTTGCCTCTACATCAAAAACTAATTTCTTCATGACCATTTACCAAATAAAAGTTTAAATTGCTCTGATGTTAAGTCTTTGTAGGTGTCTTCGAAATAGTTTTTATGACCTCTGTCTTGCTTCATAAAAACAGTAGGTTTAGCCAACTCGTCATAGTTTCTAGTAGTCTGTAACCTCACCCACGTTGTTTTCTTACTAACCCCAGTCAATGCCATTATCTCATCTATAGTGAGAACTCTGCCATCATCTAAAGTGTAAAATTTTCTTTCAGTACTCATAACTCTCCTCCACAGTGAATTATTGAAACTCAGAAGGTGTACTGTGTAAACGACCAGTTATGTTGTCATATCTTGCAGAACCTGCTGGACCTGTATGTCCTGTAAACCTGTTCTTTAACACTGATATTCCAACCCTCTGTCGCTCACCCTCGTCCTCCGAGTATTTATTTCTAGAAAAACCGATGATTTGAAATGCTATCTGTTTTAAACTTCCTGACCCTTTTAACGAGTCTTCAGTTATAGATGCACCTTCCTCAAAAGTTTTACTACCTCCGCTAGTCTTTCTCAAATGAGAGACCACTCCAATCCATACATTATGTTTCTTACATAACTTGAGAAGATCAGACATAGCTTTATCCATAGCTTCGTTTACATTACCGTCAACCTCACTAACTGCTATAGTTATGTGGTCTAGAAATATAAACTTACAGCCAGATGCCGCCATAAACTCTATCTTATCCATAAGAGAAGAGTCACTTACAGAACCTTGATGGTCTAATAATAACAAACGACCTGAACCTGCAACATCTTCCCATGCTTTAGAGCCTTCTGCTCCTGAGCGGTCAAATTCTACGTCTGGTAGGTTTATTCTCTTATTCAAGTGTACCCCAATGATTCCATCTAAAGTCTCCCGTATGGACTCCTCAAGGGACACTACGCCAATTTGGTAGTCTGTTGTCATAATAAGATGATAAATATCTTCTTTGACAAAAGTAGACTTACCAGAACCTGTTCCTGCAGTAAATATAGTTAATTCGCCAGTCCTCCTGCCGTATGTCATTTTATTTACATTAGCAAAACAATCGGGGTAAGGAACAGAATCTTCTCTTCTGTCCTCGTTAAATAAGTCCCAAGTGTCCGCAGAGTTAACAATACCTGCAGGAGAGTACATCTCAGCATTCCATATTGCTTTCTCTAATTCATAAGTTTTGTCTGCAACTAAATAATCAGACGCATCTTTACCGTATCTACCTAGAGCACCAATCTTAGCTTTACCAGTTCTAACTAATCTAGCACAAGCTTTTGCACCATCCCTACCTGCTTCATCGTGGTCAAACAAGAACACAACTTCTTCAAAGGAATTAAGATAATCCAAGTTAGCTACAACCTGTTTATGTGCACCTTGGGCTCCATTGATAACTGATACGACTGCCCACTCTTGTTTCTTATCTTTCCAAACCTGTTGCACAGACATTGCATCAAGTGCCCCTTCTGTAACAACAATTCTCTTACAAGAGCCGGGAGCAAATTTAGACTGACCAAAGAACTCATTCTTGTTCTTAACAGATCCTATTGCTAGGAATCTTTTAGCATCTAAATCTCTACGCTCATAACCTACTACCTTACCTTTTTGAGTTATAGGGTAGTAATGGTATTTAATAGTCTTACCATCTTCCTCAGAGTATCCTACTTTAACACCATAAAGTTCAGCAATGTCTTTTGTTATCTTGCGCTCACGAAAACCTCGCACTGGATAATCTTTTATATCATCAACTGACTCTACAATGTTTTTAAACTCTTTAGGTGTCTTTTCAACAACTAAACTTTCTTCACTGTATATACCTGTATCTTCACAACCAAAACAGTAGTAAGTCATCTTATCACCGTTGTCATAAACAGCTTTGTTGTCTCTAGAACCACAAGCTTCACAAGACTCATGTCTTACAAACACGCCCTCTTGATTATTTTCTTTATTTTTCATTTTTCCTCCATAGAAAAATAAATAGCGTCTATCGATACCCCTCATAGAAGAGTATCTGTAGACACTACTAATTAGTAATCGTCATTTTCTTCAAAGTTTAAATCAATATCTTCTTTCTTAGGTTGATTAAACTCGGAACCTGAATCTAAGTTACCAAACTCTGAACCTGCAGGGTCTGATTTCTCGTAAGGAATGAGATTAGTAACAAGAACATTTTTTAAACTCATCGACTTACCCTTTTGACCTTTATAGTCCCAGTCGTAAGTGTCAAATGATACAGTACCAGTAGAACCATTACCAATAATAACACCAGTTAATGGTTTGATAGTACCTGTATCTGTCTTTGTAAAAACACCGGGAGGTGATAAATCTTTTCCTGCCGAAGTTTTAGCATTTTGTTTAAAAGTCACTTTGTACTGTCCAGTCTCATTACCATCTGCATCCTCTACAGGACGCAAAGATCTAATTAGACCGTTTTTCTTAAACTTCTGCGCTACTTCCTTTTCTACATAGGCTGTAACAGACCATTGAAGTTTCTCAAAGTTTTCCTGTGGATTGTCAGGGTCTAAAAAGCACCAGTTCAACTCCACGTTTTCTACTAAATTAGCCATTATTTTCCTCCTTCTCTAGCTCATCTGTAAACGAAGGTAGCTCCCACATTTGTCCGACTTCACGTCTCATCCAAAGTAGTCTACCCATTTCTAACATTACATCATCAGAGTTATATTCATAGGAACTCCTATACAAATCTCTAATGACATTCCAAGCATCTTGGATATCTTCGTTATCCTCTAATATCTTTTTTGCCTTTACAGGACCAATCTTAGGAACACCCTGTATGTTGTCAACTTGGTCACCTGCTAACATCTGATATTGGAAATGTCTAATACCATCGTATTCAGTGACGTAACTTGATTCTTCTCTTTTAAAATCGTATTTTGCACCGGGAACAATCCATAAATCTTTATCTATAGTACAAATTACTGTATTTTCGAGGTCATTTGTTTGAGCAATTGCCAAAGTATCATCAGCTTCCTCATCTACAGAGGTTTTTGCACCTAACACATTTGTTAAATAGTCTCTTACCTTCTGATAATAAAATGGTTTTTCACCTGTCCTGTTACCTTTATAAGGCTTAGTCACAGCTATTTCTTTTCTAAAATTAGTGTGACCCGACAAATGCAACTCATACTCATCTGCTTTTGCTTTTTTTACAACACTTTCAATAAAGTCATTAATAAACTCAACACACTCAGACCAAGGCTCAAGAACTGTCTTTCCTTGCACTACTTTGTATGGTGAAATCTCACCGATTTTAGATTGTGTTGCCCACAGTGCATTAATATCTTCTAGACCATCCAGTGCATGACGCTTACTGTCATACTCTTTTATACTGTCACCATTCTTATCTACTACATCATAGTAGTTTGTTTGACAATGGTTAGATGCCCAGTAGACTATTATGTCACCGTCAATTAATGCCCTCATGAGTCCCCCTCGTTGTATAGCTTGTTAATCTCATGCAATCTAAGATTTATTATTCGATTTATATAAAAAACCGCTTTTTCTAAATCTTGTATTGGGTCTTTTTTCTTGTTGAATCTGACCAAATACTTTAAAGCACTGCCCATTGCAAATGCTTCGAGACCCTCTAGGTCTCTTGTCACATCTTCAATTATTTCTAATGCTTCTATCTTGCCTGAAGTGTAATGTTGTGGGTGATTAACCTCATCATTCTTCTTCATCCTCTGTTTCCTCCGTTTTTAAAGAATCTGGATCAAACGCATCAGCATTTTCATTGAAATACCATGAGTCATCCTCGTCATCCGATTCACCTATAAAGTGAATCAATTTATCAATTGCTTCTGGGTCACCCGGAGATAGCCCATACATATCGCACAATTCTGTAAATTCACTTGCCATTTTTAATCTCCTCTAGCGAATCATCCTCTATAAGATGTCATATAATTAAGAAATAATATACTTAGAATTTAGAACTTCTTCCAAATCTAAGTCACCGTAGTCTGAAACACCAACACCGACCACACCTAAAGACACTAAAGTATTACCAAGTTGGTCTACTTCAAATATTTCTTTAAATACTTCTTTAAATACACTTAACAGCAATTCCATATTTTCTGCATTTACAGAGAACTGGTCATGAATCATCATAAAGTCGCTTACGCCTAACTCTGCTAATCTTGCAATTACCAAAGCTAAAAGAGATGCATCTTGTGAATGTACGAAGTTAGCACTAATTCCTCTCTCATGGTCAGTTTTCCTTGCTTCACTTAAGAAAACTTGATAACTAAGTTTTACAGGTCTGCTTGCAAACATACAATTTACCCTCTTGATAGAAGTTTTTGCATAGTTTTGAAACGCTGTAAAGCCTGTAGCTGTCTTCCAAGTGACCATTGGAGA